GCGGTGGCGTTGTGGGAGTAGAGGGTCATGCGTAAGGCTCTGATGAAGGAGTGAAAGTCGAGGTATAAACAGCAACTCCATTGACCATTTGCGTTACATCCAGCAAGCCCAGATAAGGTGTTCCTGTAAACCACTCATTCGCCACAGGGACGCCGGTGATAGTGGCGCTGTATGTAGTTGATGCGCGAAGTGCTCCATTGAGCCACATACGCAGGTCGGTGCCTTCGCGGGTTAGGGCAACATGATTCCACTGATTAAGAGTGATAGCCCCGCCAGAGCTGCCATCGAGAATCATGTTAAATCCGGGTCTGTGCTGAAGGAAGAACAGCGGTTTATTGCCATCGTCATTGACAAATAGCTGCCAACTACTGGATCCCTCTACGCCCAAAATTGCTTTATAGCCTGCCTGGTAGTATTCGGGATACCACCAAGTCTGCCACATAAAGTCGCCTGAAAAGGTTACGGAGTTTGATCCTTTTAGTTTTGCATTAGATTCGTTGACATAATACGAACTGATTCCTTGCTTGGCAAGATAAGTTGAAATGTGGCCTCCTCCGGTACGTGTCATTGTGTTATTCGCGGCACTGTAGTCCTTGACTACAGTCGGTGTATTTGTCTCTTCATACAGCAGCAGCAAAGAAGAGACGGTATCAGCCTTTTGCGGCCACACTCCTGCACGTCTCGCCACGCTCTGCTCGTTTTGAAGCCACAGCCCAGTCGCTGCGCCGAGCGTTGGCGTGCGCCTGATGCCCATCAAACCGCCGTTGAAGCCGAGCATCAGCTGATGTCCTCGTAGCTGATGACCAGCTCCAGGTCGCTGGCAGCGCTGGCCTGTGCGCGGAGGCTGTGGCCTTCCTCCAGGTAGATGTACGCCTCGCGGGTCACCAGCACCTGCGTGGCATCAGCTGGCACGGTGATCGTCTTGCCGATGGCAAACCCAGTGGTGCCGTTGTAATGCTCCAGGCTGATGTCCGCTGCGTTGGTGCCATCCACGTTGGCGCAGTACACCGAATTGATTTTCAGCACCTTGCCGCTGCTGCCTGCGTTGCTCAGCGCTGCAGCCATCGAGGTGGTGACGGCATAGCCAACCGTCTTGCCGGTGACGGTTGTGACGGAGCTGCCACTTTTAATGTTTGGTGCAGCCATGACAACGCCTTACCTGTTTTCAGTATAGAAAGCCTAGAAGGGCAGAATGTCGCTGGCCTGCCATTCCCAGTCCAGCCAGTACGGCGCACCGCCGCTGGTTAGGTTGCCATCAGCTGCACCTGGCGTGAAGGTTGCAAGGATCGTCCAATCCCGGCGGCTGGTTTGCACGTTCGTGCCATTGGTAAACGCGCCGCCATCGAAGATGGCCACAACCTGCAGCGTGAACCCAGCGGCAACCGGACTGTTCGGCTGACCAAAGGCTGCGCCCGCTGCAAGCGTGTATGTGATCTGTAGCTCCAAGCCGCCCACCGTGGCGCCTTCGCCTGGTACAGATTCCAGTGTCAGCGTGACATTGTGCAGTGGGCCGCAAAAATCCTCGACTTGTGGCGGTTCGATGTAGCGCCAGGCGTAGCCGGACAGTGTGTATTCAGCGGCTGTAACGCCTGACAGCAGCGTGGATGGAATGTCAAATGACAGATAGTTGCCTTGCTGGCCGTTGTAGTGGCTCAGGATTGACAGCATCTGAGCTTCGGTGATAGCGATGAAGCTCACTCTCAGCTTGCTGGACAGCATGACGGTGCTGTTCCGCACTCTGGCCTGCTGGCCGCCAAGCCCTGTAAACGCTGAGTGTGGGTAATCACCTGGCGTGAAGGTGCGGCTGCTGGGTGCTAGCGCAGGGAAGGTTGCCATGTCACCACTTACCCAAAGGACAGGAAGCCATCGGGATGCGTGCCTTGAGCTGCATCAGGCAGCCGCAGATCTTGCACTGCCACTGCGGCAGTAGCAGCTGCTCACAGGATTTGCAGATAGCGAGACGGCTTTCCATCAGACTGTTGTGTAGTCGATAACGACCGTACCGTTAAGCTTGGCATTCTTCAGCGTAACGATTGGGGTGGCAGTCCACGGTTCATTTGGTAGGCCACCTGCGGCATTGTCAAATTTAGAGTAATTAGCAAGGTCCCCTCCGTCAAAGAACACCGCTTGGTAGATCGGCGGTGGACCCTTTGGCGGTGTCAGCACATATGCTGATTGAATAGATCCTGCGCTGTCTCGTTTCAGCAAGATTCGCGTTGCAGTGCCAGGGTCGTATGTCCCTATCCACATCGGCTCGCCATAACTTGTGACCACCTGTTGACCGCCGGTTATTAGTCCATAGCTCGGATACTCTGCGTAGCTAGTTACTCCGAACTCCGTCTCAAAAGTCAACACACCACCACCGCCACCACCAGCGACTGTTCCTGATCCCATTGTTGCGCTGCTGCTGCTCTTGGTGCCATCTAGGCATTCGATCACATTGAGATACTCATCGCCGTTGCTGCCGAATGCCACAAAGCTGCCGGGGTCACCGCCAGAGCCGCTCAGCTGCAGCTGTGGCGTTCCAGGCTGGTTGAGCCGGGTTTCGTCGATGTAGAGCACCGTGCTGTTTGCCACGTCAATCTGCGATACCAGAACGCCATTGACATACCAGGACGAAACGGCAACGCCACCACCAGGGCAGGGAGCATTGGGCCTGATCAGCGTGCCTTGGCCGATCGGGTCGGTGCCGGTGCTGCTGGTGCCGTTGTACGACAGGAACGGTTGCGGCTCATACGGATCCGGTGGATTTGTCTCTGCAGCGCCAGGAGGCGCTTCGATGCCGCCTGTCAGGCTTGACCCGAAGTCGAGTGGTGTGCCATTCGTGAACGTCTCAGCTGGCACGCTGGTATCTGTGCTGCTGTTGATGTCGCAGCCAACGCCGCTCTTGTTGCTGGTCAGCAGCACGCCTGACCCAACGGCTGCGGCTACATCAACAGCCACCAAGCTGCGGCCTTGGCTGTCAACCGGGAAGTGTGTTAGCTCCAGTGTCAGATCGCCGCGCAGTGTCTTGGTTACGCGGTTCAGCTCATACAGGAAATCGTGATCAACGCTTGCTGTTCCGCTGGCAGCACGGGTCAACGTCACCCGCACAATGTCGCCAGGCTCCAGCAGGGTGTTGAAGACACCAGGGCGACAGGAGAAGCGCAGGGTATGGGTGATGTACTTGCGCCTGGCCAAGATGTAGGCGCCAGCTTTCACGGCATGATCCTCGACTGTGCAGAACGCGCTCATGTCGTGCTGCTCAAACGGACCATTTAATGCCGTCTGGCCGTAGCGCACTTCAGCGGTGCGGATGATGCCGAAGTCATCAGTCAGCTGCTGACGCCAAAGCATTTGAGCGCAGAACGGCTTGCGATCTGCCAGTGGGGTGTAAGTAATCTCAAAGCTGCCGGGCAGTACGTGCTCCTCTGTAAACGTAAATTCCCAATTAATAGAGCCTGTATTGATTGTGTAATCGTTATTGATTGGCAGCAGTGGCCGCAAGCCACGTTTGCCTAGGTTTCTGGTTTCAGTCACCAAGAGGTAAGGCGAGAATCTTGCCAGAAGGTCTGGCAGGTTTGTGCTCTCTTTCAGGTTGACATCACAGTTGAAGCGATTGGTGTTCAAGAAATTGGCCGCTCGCGTCAGTGCCGTTGTATCGACCAGCGTGCTCGGGATCTTGCTGCTATTGATCAAGCACCAGCGCACAAGGTCGGCATAGTTGTTGCTGGAACCGGTGACGTTATCCACCAGCCGGGTGACAATCATTCCATTGCGGATGAAGCAATGAACCTGACGGTTCCATTGGTCGAAGCCGTTCGGGATGGTCACGCTGAAGCTCAGCGTGCTCATGCCGGAATAGACGCCTACGGTGCCGCAGTAGTAGCTGGCTTCAGGCATTGTGTAGCCTGCGCGGGCCACGATCACATTGCCTGGTGTCCAGGTGCCAGCGCGGCGGTTGTAGGTCTGGCTGAAGCTGCCAACCCTGCAACTGCGCTGGAACATGTCGCGCACCTGGATGCTGCCGATCTGCCCTTCACTCAAGACGAGGTGGTAATAGGCCGTGACGTTGTTGGTGATGTCGTTTTCAAACCGGCATTCAGATGCACCAGGGCTGATCAGAACACCGCCGGTGCCGTTGGTTTCATCGCGGCGGCAGAAGACAATCGGCACCGGCTCACCAATCACGATCGAGCGCTGTTGCGTGTCCAGTTGGCTGGAGCCTTCAGCAGCGCCTTCATTCAGTGGCGGCTGAACCTGCCCTGCCTCGATAGCCAATAACGCCAGCGGGTCAGCGGTGGTGATGATGTTCACAGCCTGCACCCCTTGCCGATCAATGCCGTGGTGAATGTGCGCGGTGGGATCTGCGCTCCAACCGGCGCCAGGCTGGTGCCCAGCTGCATCGTGATTGAAGTGAAGCTGCCGTTGGCGCTCACCAGTTCGCCGTTGTACTGCGCGACCAGCTCCTGGCCGGTCTGTGGCGTGAGATTGCCCAGCAGGGGATCGAACTGGTAGATGAGCAGCTCCACCAGGCGGGCATCCCGCAGCGCGGTGGTGACTGCAGTCATCACCAGGCTGGTGGCCGGCAGCGTGATGCTGATGCCACTCTCATCGCCGGTTTGTCCTGCCGTGATGCCATCAGCCTCAAACGGCTGGTAGTTCCACTGTGCGCTGTTCCATGTGACGGTGGCGTGCGCGTAATAAGACTGCCAGCGGGTGTAGGA